GTGACATTACTTTTTACGGGTATGATATTGCTGTCAGAAGACGAAGAACAGCAGCATTATGGTACGTATCTAGATTTGTAACACCTATTCAAATGTATAGAAGTGGTTGGTGCACCTTTAAGGAGTTGTGCTTACATATACTCTCCCCACATCTATTCTTAACGAACAGGACAAAGACTATCTTCAATGATTACCAGCGTAGAGTGGAATTTGCAGAGACGCTCCTTGCAAACTTAACAATACTATTTATGATAGCTAACATAGGATGGTTTATTTCTGATGCTCTTTGGTACAGGAAATACAAAAAGGACTGTGAGAGGACTATGGAAGAAATAGCAGAGGTAGGTCCTCACGATAAGTCTAAAGATGTTTACACAGAAGCTATTCAAAGTGTGCTCAACTCATTCAAACTAGCAGAGATAGAACCAGTTAGTAAGATGGAATTGGATGAATTGTTACTATACAAATATGAGGGTACGAAAGGCCCCAAACTATCCAATAAAGATAAGTTTGTAAACACAGAAGAATGGATGAAGAAAAGAAACATTCCCTACCCAATTAAACCAGATCACAAGTCTAAGAGCGTTACACCAGAGGTATTTCTAAGTAAGGTGATGGATTGCTTAGGTACTCTAACTTTATTCATAGAAGGTAAAGCTGTAAGCTACTTACAAGCTATAGTTGTGACTGGTAACATAGTTTTATTCCCAGCCCATCTTCTAGAGTTGTTGCATGCATACCCAGAAGGACAACAGTTTTCCCTGAGGATGCAAATGACCAAGAGAACTGATCTGACAGTGCCTGAAGATTACGAAATGATATTAAACATGAATTTTGTACACGTAGATTAGGGACAAGATCGAGCTCTAGTGTGCTTTAGAGATATGACACCCAGAGCATCTATAATAGAGTATATGGCAGATGGTATTTTTACACACTTTCAACCAGCTTACTTTATTTACAAGACAGTATGCGTACCTTCCAACATAATCAAATGGCAGACTGACGGACAAGGTTATACAGGGACTATAGAACAGTACTCTGGTCCTAGATACGTGTGTTCTAGCAAGGTCAAAGTTGGATATTGCGGATCGCCCCTAATAGCTATAGTAGACAAAGATACTCACGTGATATCTGGCTATGTAGTAGCAGGGGTTCCAGAAGGGACAGTTGGTGGATATGAACATATATCATTCCACAGAGCTCTGATTAGGAGTGAAGTAGAGGAGTTAGTGGCAATAATGAGAAGCAAAGAGTCAATTCCTGTAACCATGGGGTTGGTCTTTCCTCCTAAATTGGAACTTGGGTTACCGTTGCACGATAAGAACAGGTTTCTATTTGTGGATAATAATTATGCCAGAGTTCTAGGTGCTTATAAAGACAGAGTTACAGTCAAACCTAGAGTCGCTAAGACTACTTACTACACACCAGCGACAAAGGTCTTTGGACCTATAGGCCTTAACGTACCAGATTTCAGAAGAGGATACGTAGAGAGGGATGGTGTTAAATCATGGGTTGATCCTTGGTTTCCTGGGGTAAGCGTCAGATTATCAAAACCTCACGCACCGAACCTCCCTTTCTATGAGATGATTTCTAATAGCTGGACAGAGGATATGTCTAAGACAGAAGATTTACATACCTATTTAAGACCTTTAAATTATCTAGAGGCAATAAATGGGATAGAGGGTATGACATCTATAAATAGAATTAATACTCACACTTCTGCCGGTTTTGGTCTCAAAGGTAAGAAAAGGAAGTATATGGAATTCTATGAGGAAGATTGCACAGATGAGTCAGGTAAGCTAATGTTCACTCCGGAGATATCCGCAGCTGTACACAAGCTAGAAGAGGAACTTAGAGAAGGTACTATTAGCGCAGTAGTTTTTAAGGCTTATCTGAAGAGTGAGGAACCTGTCTCTGATAA